GATTGTAGGTTGATTGTACAGCCTCATTTAAAGTAATTACTAAAGCATCTCCTAGCCAATCTAAAATTGGAGTAGCGGTTTGCTCGGCTAAGTTATTGTAAGGATTAAAAACAGTAGATCCAGATATGCCCGGAACATTGTCATAAGATGATAAAATAACATCTGATTGTCTACCGTATCTGTCTGAAAGTACAAAGCCTACTTGATACGTTCTGTTTTGTTTTAATTGATGTTTTGGGAATTGAGTATAATTATCAAACTTTATAGATTTGTTACTAGCGTTTGCGCTAAAAGCTATTGAGTTAGGTCCCGTGTGTCTGTCTAAGTAATTTCCATAAACTACTCTGTTACCTATAACTTCTTGAGCAAGAGCTCTTACTGGAACTCTATCTGATACCCTAGTTACTTGATTGTTGGGTAATGTTTTATATGGCTTCGTAGAGCTATAATCGTAGTCTAAAAAGTATTTAGTATTTATACCGTGAATAGCATCGTGAAATGCTATTGAGGAAAAGGTAGGTGATGGATTAGACAATTGTACTGTTTCAAGTACTTTTACTGCTAAAGCGTCAGACTCTTTATATAATATATCAATGTCTGTTATTTTAAAGCTGCTAATTAAATTTTCTGGTGTATCTTCCATTACTGGAACTCTTAACAGTATATTGTTTATATTGTTTTCAAACCAAGCAACTATGGTAGATTTATAAGCGTCATCCATATCTTCTGTAGGAGATAGTAAACCGCCACCAAATTGACTGTATTGTTTTGGTATAAACATAGGTTGGCTAAAAGGCGCCATTAAAGAATATTCGTTATCTTCAAATTTAAACCTATAACTAAACCTTACAAATTTATCCTCTAAAAAAGTATCATCACCTTTCCAATTAGCATCATAATCAGGATTATCGCTTATTGATATAACATCTAAATCATCAGTTGTAGTTTCCTTATTTAGTTTTATGGATATAGATTGTGAAGGTGTGACCGCGTCATTGTCTAGCACCTCAACAAAAGAAACCCTAGTATCAGGATCTATTCCTGGCCCACTAACTAAATCACCTACTTTAGGTATTCCGTTATTACCGCTGTATAAAAAATCAACATCAGCTCCGGTTGCGCTTATAGTGTATACAGCTGTTATTGGATTAGGTGTTGGTAAAGCCGGAGAAGGAATAATTGTTACAGCTCCTGAAGAATGATTAGACATAAATAATCTATTCTTATTAGTCATAGAAGGTCTGCTGAAATCTAAAGGAGTGGTGTCTATTATAGTAACAGGAATAGATAATGTTAATGTATTAGCTACAGCAGGTATACCTATAACTGTAACTAATTCTAATATTTGTTGTGCACCAAGTTTTACTTTATCGGTAACTATATCACCTACTTTTATACCGGTAGAATCTGCTACAACTATAGTATCGGAAGCTGTGACGTCTCCATTTAAGGTTGTTTGTACTCTTTCGATGGCTAGTATTGGCTCAAAGGGAGCATATTTAGCTACAGATATTTGATCTTCTGTTGTGTAGTGTGATGAATTACTAGTCGCAAGAGAAATATTTATTTTTCTTGGCTGATTCAAATTGTCTGTCCAAAACAATAAGTTCTCAATTAAATTTATACCAGTTATTATATAACCTTGATTAAAATTTAAAAAATTGCCTTGAACCAATATCAAAGGAGGATTTGTTGAAGACAAGTCAACACTTACTATATAGCACTTAGCTGTTACCGGAGCTCTAGACTCATCACCGGGATTCCAATCAGTAGCCATAAAATAAGCCATGTTTGAATTCTCATCAATAAGTTTACCAATTATTTCTGTTGTAGCAGGCGCTCCTATGGAGGTTAAACTAGATACAGCTATATTACCTAAAACATTTTCAAACTCACCCACTGTAGACCCTTCTGATCTACTTATAGATAAGTTTCTAGCTTCTCTATATTCACCATTAGGCACAATACGAGAGTCAAGATCTTGGTTCATTTTCCCCTTAAGAAAAGTATTTTTAACTTCAGCCATTTAATTTTAGTGTTTAATCCATTTAGATTTACCTCTCATTGTTTGAACTATCTCGTCAAGCTTAATGTTTGATAATCTTATTTTAGCATTTCTTAATTTAGAGCTTCTCTCTTGCTTTAATCTTCTAACTATATATTCAGGTTGATTTATTCTGGAAGCTACAATAGCGTGGCTTATATGAGCATATAAAGCTTCTTCTGCCATCTTTGGAACTTTAGTGTCTTCATCGTAAGCTAATCCATCAGAAATGTATTCCAACACTATCAACTTATTAGCTAAGTTACTTGAAAAAGAAAATTTTCCTTCTCTATGATTTATACCAAACCATCCGTTTACTTGAGAATATTGAGGGTCTAACCCGTACTGTTGGCCTAGAGCTCCATCTATTCCATTAAATCTACCATAAGCATCAAAAGCAATAGAAGAATTGTCAATAATTTCCCTACCGTCTATTAAGTTATCATTAGCTTTAGCCCACCTTTCTTCTGTTATTGAAGTTCCTTCTGTATTTTCTCCAAAGTTATCTTGAGTAGGTGTTCCTAAATTATCTTGTAATGGTGTTGAAAAAGGATTTATAGTTAAATTGTTTGCGGGATATATAGGTCTTTTTACACCTAAATGATCTATCCATGACATTTTAACATAGTTTACATAATCTTGAGGTATAATAACGCTTAAGCTAGAAGGTATGTTTAGCTCTTGAGACTTTATACTATTTAATGTATCATAACTAAATTCCTGTAAACCTCTTTTAGCATGAAATATAATGTCGGTTCTTTTGCAACTAGGTATTAATTTACCTGTACCCACATAGGCTACTTGAAAGTTATTTATAATATCCCTAAGCTTTATATAAGAGTAACTGTCATAGTTGTCTTCAACAGCTTGTCCAAAAGCATCTCTATCGCCATATTGACCTCCGTTTAAAGATTTTAATTGAACTACTATGCTTGTGTTAGCTGTTAAGTTTTCGTCAATGGTTATAACATTATCAACTACTGTAAAAGGTAGAATGTATTCTGTGTATGTTAATACCCCAGGTAATGCAGTATAAAGCTTAAAATTATTTAAAGCGTAATTAGTTTGCAAAGGATCATTGCTCCCAAATACTAAATTAGTATCAAACGTAGTTGTAAACGCTTGATTAGGCCCTGCTATTGATAGAAACCTTTGAGAGCCTGCATAGTACTGCTGATTACTTTCAGTTATTAATCCCATGTGTTATTATGATTTTTCGTTTATGTCTTCTTGTTGTATTTGTTGCGATGCTACTTGTATTATAGTAGGATCTTGTATTATAACTCCTGAATATAATAATATACCTGTTATTAAATCTACTTGCTCTGATACATGAAGTTCAAAATTTGTAGATGATGATGGATTATATAAGAATTGACCTAAAGATCCAATAGAATATCCCCATTGTGGTTGATTAGGTTTCTTTATATAAGAAACATTAATATCAGAAGTTATAGTTGTAGGAAAAACTTGCAGCTTTTCATCTTCATATAAAAATATAGGTTGAACTTTTGTAGCCGCTGTTAATGGCGATCTTTGAATTAAGTAAAATTCATTGCGTTCTACCATTTGAACCAAAGTGTCATTTTTGTATATAACTGTACCTAGTCTGTAAAAATCAGATGGATATAATTCCGCTATTATAATATCATTAATAGCAGGAGCAGTAACAAAAGTTATGTTATTTGATGTTGTGTTAAAAGAATATTGTGCTGGAGATGTTTGTAGTACTCCATTTTTAAAAACTTTAATTAAAGCATTTTGTGATTGTGAAGGAGACCAGTTAGTTACATTATATATTGTATTTGTAGCTGGATTTGGTAAAGCCGGTACTGTAAATGTTTGAGTAGAGGTTGCAGTAGTGGCAGTTGTTGGTAAGTTAAAATAAGGTGTAGCAAATGTTGCTGAACCTATTCTTTTAAAAATATCTAATTTTTCTTCTAGATTTTTTACTCTGTTAGCATATTCGCTATCGTTTTCTGGTATACGTAGTTGTTGGTTAAGATCACTCATATATTTTTCAAATATACCTAACTGAACCTGATTACCAACTTTATTAAATTCGTCTGGAGTTATGTACCCTCTTTGTTGCTGATTAAGTATTAGCAACACAGTTTTATAAACTAAATCTACGTTTATAGCCATTATTTTGTTTTTTTATTATAATATAACCGACCACTTAATGCAGCCGGTATATTATATCATTACATGTTAATCTAAGTTTTTCTCTACAGATCTGAATACTTCAACACCTTCATCGGTCTTAAAATAAGCAGCCATAGCAGAATAAGGATTTTCATCGAAAGGAACTGTCATTAGTTTTCTTCCATTAGATCCCCAAGTGAATGTTCTTTGATCTTGTGATAAAACTATTATTCCAGCTTCTTGAGCTCTAATAGCTACATTTCTAAGATGTACATTTTCATCATTAGCAAGTTCTATAAACAAAGCAGGATTTCTTCTAGCAAACATAAGTAAATCTCTTTTAAGCTCTTTAGAACTCATGTTACTAACCTCAGATCCAATTTCAACTCTCATTATTGCTTCAGCTTGGTCAATATCTATATCTCTAGCCGCGTTTACAGCATCGTTTTGTAAGAATAAAATATCTAAATCATCTTCCGCTTGTTCAACAGCGCTAAACTCTTCGTATAATTTTCCTTTTAAAGGATGATACAGGCTTAACAATAGTTGTAAGTTTTTTTGTTCTTTACTAACTTTTAAAGTTCCATCTGAAAATCTAATGTGACCTAAAGTGCATTCTCCTTTTTGCTCATCAACTAGTGGTGAGTCTTGGTTTGTAGCATATCTTATTTCTCTTTGCTTTCCAGTTTTAGAATCAAAATATAACAAAGAATGTTTCTTTGTATGTTTACCTGGTATTGTTAAAGTTAAAGGTGATTTATTACCTTTTAAAAAATATACTCTATCTTTTATTTCCCAACTTGGTTCAGTTGGTTGTTTTTTTGTAGGGGTTTCTACCACTACTTCTTGCCGAGGAGCAACCTCAACTTTCTTTGCTGGTGCTTTTTTTGCAGCCATAATATAATATAATTAAATAATTTGTAAGTGTGACAATAGCTAGTATATATTAATAGTAATAGGCTATCGTCGTATAAGAGTAATAATTACCCCTGTCAGTTCAACAAGGGTAACTACTACATTAATTTGAATCCTTAGATTCCTTTGAATAATACAAAGTTGTTAGCAGCTTGAGTGATCAAACATCTTTCAGATAGGAAGTTTACTTCCATAGCATCTAAAGTAGACGTTGCAGCACCACCAGCAGAACCAGTTAACCAAGATTTCATTCTTCTATCATCTGATTGAGAAGCTCTATATCTTACATGTAAGAAAGGTCTTCTGATGTTAGTTCCTAATACTTGATCATAAACTGTAGAAGTTCCAGCAGGTACTAATACTCCTTCAACAGAGTTGATACCATTGATTCCTCCACGAGTTGACGCATCGTTTAAGTATTTCCAGTCAGTCTTGTAGAAGTCGTAAGAACCTCTTCTGAATCCAGAGAAACCTAAATTTAAAGCCATTTCCTCAGAATTTTCAAATAATCCAAAAGCAGTACCTCCAGCGAATCCACCAGAAATAGAAGCTAACATATCGTCAAAATCCAAAGATGTTTGTCTTTGTAAGAATAACATGTTTTCTTCGATAGCTCCTTGAGTATCTAAGTTCTTTAAAATAGCATCAAACTCATCTAAACCAGCAGCAGCAGTAAATCCTACTTCTACGTTTCCACGTGTTTGAATAGCCGCAAATAAACCTTCAGATCCTGGAGATGTTGTTGGCACAGCAGGTAATTGATTGTACTCAGCTTCTACCATACTCATTTCTAAATAGTCTTCAAAACGTAATCTAGTTTCAGATTGAGCTTTTAAATACCATAAGTATCCTGATGTTCCATCTTCAGTCGCAACTTCTACCCATCCGATTTGTGCCATATCAGAACCATTTACTACGTATTGGCTTCTTAATATGATAGGAGAGTTAGAAAATTGAGTTAATTGAGGCTCAACAGAGATACGCCCTTGATTCGCTCCAGCCGCAGCAAAAGCACCATCCATACTTTGACCTTTCTGGTATTGAGAACCGTATACAAACACTTTACATCCAACCGCTGCAAGAGCTGCAGTTATTTGAACATTATCAAAAGGTTGTACTACAATATCAGTTGCAGCAAGACCAGATCCAGCGTAAGCTCCAGAATCAGTTACTAATGCTTTGCTTTCTTCTCCTGTTGCAGGATTTAAAAACACAATAGTATCATTTATTGAGATAACATTCTGTAACCCAGCTGCTCCGGGTGCGAATAATGTAATAGTACTAGTTGTACCAGCAGCATTTGCTACTCCAACACCTTGATAAGATATATGTAGTCTATTTTGTTCAGACCAAATTACTTGATCAGAAGTCATTGGCATTTCAGCGCCAACCATTCTTAAGAATCCAGATAACGTTCTGTTTCCATAACGCTCTACTTCTTGTTCATAAATTTCTGGTAAATACTGTTGAGCGAACGTGTTTGTATCGCCAGCTCCTGCACCACCGTTAAATTGTAGGTAGTTACTGTTTAAAATCTCTTGCGACTGCGAAGGGATTAAACTACCAAATTGAGGACTTAAACTCATAATAATAATTTTTTAGTTAAATTTTTTTGTTTTTATTTTTAATCTTGAAGAATCTTGACCGCTTATAGACCTAACTTTTAAACCATTAATAAATTCACCTTCTTGTACCTGTCTAGGTTGTGTGCTTGGGTTTTTAGATTTACCTATAATATCTTTGGTAGCATCTGATTTCCCTTGCTCATAAAAGTGATTGATAATAGTATCTGCATTAGATGCCATAAACAAAGCTTTGTGATAACCTTTAGTATCTGTTACTTTACCTTCTTTGTTTAGGAACTTCCCTACAAAGTTGTTAATGTTAGACTGGTCTTCTGCGACTTTATTTGGATCTTGTATTCCATACCTAAACTTTTTTCCACTAACATCAAATTCAAAACCTTTGAATTCGTTATTGAAATAGTTATTAGTTTGAGATTTAAAATCCTCATGCTGTCTAGTAGCTGTTTCTTGATCTTCATTGTAACGGTTGAAAAAATCCATAGCTTTTTGTTGTTCCTGAGTTACGCCGGGTCTCAACTTGATTTCGTCGTAATATTTACTCTTGGTTTCTTCCAAAAAGTTTTTAGCTTTTGCAACTTCTTCTTTAAACGCAATTTTTTTCTTGCGTATATCTCTTTCCTCATCTATATCTTCATCGTAATCGTAGTCTTCTAATAGTAGGCTAACGTCATCCGATTCTAAATAAGGTTTTGTTTTTTTATAGTATTCTTTTAATAATGTTTTATCATCAACAGAAGAATAATCTGCATTTAATCTAACATAGTCTTCAACAGTTCCGCCGGTATCTTCCATAAAAGTTACAAGCTTTTCAATGTTTTCTGGTAAAGGTTTACCTAAAATCTTTTCATCTCTTACGGCTTCTTTTGCTTCCTGAACTACTTGCTTTACTTCTTCAGTTATTTCTTGCAGCGGCAAATTTTCTTTAACATCTTCAATGGACCCTGGGTTTCCCTGTCCCACTTCTTGCAATCCCACTTGGGGTTGTTCTGTATGTAACACGCCGCTCTCTGCGCTTTGCTCTTGAATGGCATTTGCTTCTTGTTTTAATTCGTCTTTAGGTATAACAACTTTTGTTACATCTGGCTGCAAGTCTATTAAAGGTTCTTTAATGCTAACCTTAGTTATTTCATTATTTTGATTTGATAGTTGCTTAGGTTTCTTAGATTTACCTTTTAAACTAAAGTCTCCTTCCTGCTTAACAGGTTCATTTGTTTTTGTTTCTGACATAATATAATATAATTAAATAATTGTTTGCAATTTTAACTAGGGCCAAACTCTTCTAGTCCAAAACCACCCAGAACATCATTACCTGATGATTCAAAATTCTTAGGTAATCCTTCTGTTTGTCTTTGTTGTATTAGTTCGGATTGTTGTGTTCCTTGTAATTTTATTCTTTGATCTTTCCTATCTTCAATTTCTTGCTCTTTTGCTTTTGTTGCACCCATTTGAGCCTGAGCTAGTTGTATATTGTATTGAAACTCTTCAGCCATTAGCTCTCTTTTTATTTGAGCCTCTGTCTGCATTCTTTGTATTTCAAATTGTGATTTAGCTTGTTCAATACTAACTTTCTCCTGAGTTAATGCTTGTTGTTTTTGAACTTCCGCCATAGCCGCTTTTTCTGCAGCTTGTGCATTAGCTTGAGCTTGAGCTTGAATATTTGCTTGCTGTTGCTCTTGTTCTCTTTTAATTTTTTGTGTTTGTCTTAGCTTTATAAATTGATTGGCTAATTTAGTATTTTTTATTTCTCGTATATCTATTGCATCAGATAAAGCAATTGCTCCTGTTTGCAAAGCCATTTGAATGTTTTGCTCAAGCAAAGCTTTTTCTTCCTCTTCAGGCTCTAGTTGAATATAAATACCAAAATCATGCAATTGTAAATTCATCAGTTCTTCTAACGTTTCAACATTAAATGTACTTATAGAATTTATTAAAGAATTTTCAGTTAAAGGGTTTTGAATTAAATCTGCTACTTTTAAACTTACGTTTTCACAAGTTCTAACTGTTAAGTATAATAACGACTCTAGTAAATGTTTTGTAGCTGTGTTTGAAGCGTTAGCGGCCATTTTTTGTAATCCAAGTAGAGCATCTTTATCTGGAGCACTACCATCTCTTGCTTCGTTTAAACCGGTTACATCTCTTATCATTTGAAGATAATATTGATACGTACCAATTAAACTTTGTATTTTAGCTTGTCCAGATGATGATGATAATTCTTGAATAGGAACTTTACCTCTATTTAATTCACCGTCTTGTGTAAGTGATCTACCTACAATAGAACCAGTTTGAAAATACATATTCAAAGCTTCCGCTGGATTATAATTAGTTCCATTACCTAAATCAACTTCAGCTAAACCATCCATATCTAAGAATACACCATCTGGTACTATTCTAGACATTACTTGTTGTAATTTTAAATGAGTTAATTGAATCATATCAGCAAAACCTGTAATTTTACTTACTAAAGATTCTATTCTACCTTTATACATTCTAGGCGCGGATATGCAGTAATTCATATCTACCTTAGTTGTATCAGCTGTAGGTCTAGTCATATTTTCTGCCATCTTCCACTCTAGCATGTAATTATTGCCGAGAACTTTAGCTCCAGTATATAAAACTTCTATAGATCTAGATACTCTTTCAAAATTATCATTTTCTGGCGGATTAAAGGTGTCAGGTTTTTCTAATGTTTTTTCTAAGCCTTGATCTGTTTTCTTTATTTTAAACACTTGATCAACATAAGTCTTGTACTCAAAGTACATAACCTGCACAGTGTTTTGATCATAATTTGCCCAACCAGTAACGTATTGAGAATTGCCTGGCATATTTTGTATTCTTTGAAGCTCTTCATCTGGTATATCCGGAAATTGTTTTTTTAATTCAGGAATACTAATAGCTTTAACTTCTCCTACATAATATAAATCTTCAAAATTAGGATCTTCTGTATAAGAATAAACAATACGAGCAGGATCAACATAATCAATTTTAATACCCTCAGCTAAATCAAATCTTGTTTTTACTGCTCCAATACCTAAAACAGTTAAATCGTAAGCAACTCTCGCTTTGGTTTGATCATACTTGTTAAACGCTAAAACATTATTAATAACTTCTTCTTCAGCTATTTCAACATTCTGCTTGTATGTCATTTGCATGTGAATATCTAATTCTTCTTTGCTTTCTGGAAGATCTTCTAAATTTCCCGTACGAGCCATATCCATTCCTAATTCTTGCTTTATATTTTCAAGCATAGGTTTGGCATTCATATCTTGTTCAATAGCAGCAGCATAATCTGTTCTGCTTTTTACAGAAAAAGGATCTTGTGCAAAGGTTGAGATATCGTATGATTTATTAGCCATACCATTAACAACAATGTCTACAAATTTAGATATAACAGCAACAGGTTTCCAGTCTAAATTAAGATAAGATAAATCACCGTTTATTGATAATTCATCTTTGTATTTTTGAACACTTTGTTCACCTCTAGCATATAATCTTAATCTATGAAAAGTAGCATAAGATTGAACATACCTATTACCCGCTCTGCCTTCCTGAAACCATTCGCCTTCTATAGCTCTACCTACCTGTATACCGTAGTCTAAGCTAGACTTTTCAGCCTCGCTTACTACTTGATTTGGAAATGAACTGTTAGTATTAGTCTGTATTCTCATTTATTTTATTATTTTAGACATACCGCCTTTATTGTCGTATCGTTTAATACCTAAATCTATAGCTTTATATTGTATCTTAGCTCTAGGTATATATCTATTTTTATTGCAAGCCATTAATGCTAATCCTGAACTTATAGAAGCATCATGCTTTGTTCTGTTGTTTATATTAAATCTAGCCCAATCCTCTAATGTTCTTTGAAAATACATATTTCCATATCCCGTTTCTAATAATCCTACTCTGGTGTTTATGTATGTTTCTATAGCTGCAGCATGTGCTTGTTTTATATCTTCACTTGAATTAGGTATTCCACCTATTTCTCTTTCTGTTACTGAAAGCTTTAATTTATCGGGTCTGTTCATAGAGTAACCTCTATAGCCTCTTCTTTTAAAATGATACAACAATCTAGGCTTATTGTTTTCAGCTAATATCGGCATACCATAAAATACACAAGCCATCAATACATCTTCAAAAAATATTTCAGCGGTTTGTGGTCTAGCTATATATTCTAAAAAAAAATGATCTGAAGGAACATTTTCCATACTAAATTTCGTTAAGCCATGTAAAGAACCATTAGATCCTCTTCCGTCTACAGTACCTGATATATCATAACTATCACATCCAAAAGCACCACAGTGCTCGTTTCCTGGATATTTTTTACCATTTTTAATTATCATTCGGTTTTGCAGCTCAATTGGCGGCACCCAAGACACTTTGAATCTACCATCTTTATTTGGTATAAATATAACTCTAGAATCTTTGACACCATCTTGCCATTGAAAACTACCTGTAGTTATAACAGCTGTATTTTTTAAATCAGCATTATAATCTATTTGCTCATATATTTTAGCTAGGTTAAATAAAGATTCTTTAGCTTCGTCTCTGAAAGCGTGTTCTACTGTTCTTGGAAACTGACGATAAAATTCATTAAGACCGTCTTGATCTTCTTTCAATCCTTCAACTTCGTTTTGCCAATACTCTATTACGCCTGTATCAATTAAATCTCCTTGAGGTCCTTCAACCGGTTTTTTTGGTGTATTGAATACAGGTAAGCCATAAGAATCAATGTATCCTTCGTAGTTCCATTCCATAGGTATGAACAAAGAATAGAGTCCTGAACGAGTCTGTCCATTGGCGTTTCTTTTGTTAACGTCTGAATCATAATATAATTTCTTGTAGTTAGCTCCTCCTTTGTCTAATGCGTTTGATGTTGATCCCATCATGCACTTGCCTATAATTCTAGATCCTAATCTTAAACAAGTTTTAGTTACCCTCCAGTTGTTTAATATATTTGTGGGTTTTTCCCACTTGCCACTTTCATCGTGTACTAATAGTTTTAATTTTTCACCGTCGTACGAGTTGTCCCCTGTGTTCTTCCAGTCGATCGTTGTGTCGAGCCCGGAAATCTCCTTAAGTTTCTCGTTGGTGTCAAGTTTCTTTCTGGTAA